ATAGTGAGTGTTCCGGCTGATTCTACCTTACTCAGGGCAGAAAAGCGATCCCAGTAATGGACAATATCAGGAGCATCAGCATGGAAGAATGGGGTATCACAATCGAAGTCAATAGCGGTTGAGTCACCATCCAGAAAGGTGGTGGAATTGGCGGTATAAATGACCCCACTGCTTGCACCTACGAACGCCTGTGGGAGATTATTCACATCGGTAAAGTGTTCCACACTCGTAGGGGTAAAGAGGTCAGTCTTATTGGGGCCATACCATTTCATGTTATTCAGGTTCAGGGCGACCCAGCGATCTATGCTGCTACTGCCCACCGCAGCGAGGTGAAGTTCATACTGATTCCTAAGTTCATTGTACTTCGCAAAGGCATTCGGGAACTGAGAGCGGTTGAAGTAGGTATCGGTTTTGAACCACGGTGCAACGAGGTCCTCACTGACATTTTGTACGCCATTATCAGTCCACTCATAAACCCCATCATTGCCGAGCCAATAGGCTTTGTCATTCACAACCACGACGGTCTCAGGAGCTACACAGCCAGCTTTGCCGTATGTGATCTGCTGGATCGAGGTGTTAGCAAGTGACACACCCGTGCTCGTTGAGGAGGCATTAATCTGCCAGAGCCCATTTCGCTTGAGAATGCCCAGCTGATTGCGTCGGGGTGCAAGGGCAACACAACCCACCTCATCCTGCCCAGTTGGGTAGGCCGTTAGCGTGTTTGGCCACGCATAGACCTTATTGGTCTCCGTAACAAAGATGGTATCAAGCAGGTTAGGCTCATCGCTAATGGCCCAGAGGCGAGACTTCCACTCGACAATATACTTGAACCGGATACCAGCAATGGTGCCTGGAGGGGATGTTAGAGTATCTGAAAGGGCGGGTAATAGCTCCAATGAGGCATCGGAGAGGTTATTGATCAGCGCTTCTGATGTATTCCCCTCATGATCAAGAAGGTGAAAATACACAGCTCCACCAGTCAGGGTGCGGTAGATGCGCCTTGCACTGATGGAATCTGTTGACCTGGCAATGTCGGTAAGAGAGGCATTCTGATTAGCCAACGTTACCGCCACCGAAGGCGGACTTAGTGCTGACTCCATCAGCAAGTCACCATCACTATTTGTGACTATATAGCTCACTTTGAACTGGTAGGCTCCGGTGAGGCCGGTACCAGACCCAGCTGCCATTGTTGGTGGGTGGGCAGGTGGGTAAGGCACGAGAACACGCACAGTCCCCTCTGGATCAATCGCGAGATTCCTAGTTGGGGAATTGGTCATCACAATCCACTGATTGAGTACAGCAAACCTCGGCCGTCTAGTTGTGGAGAGTGTGACCCCTGTCGGGAGGGTGAGGGCTGTCGCCACACCAGTGGAGAGATTGAGTTTGTAGAGTGTCGAGCCGCCCTGCGCGAGTAAAAAAGCCATTAGGATCTCGTAACCAGGACCGCAATGGGGCCAGCAAAGTTATCCGTCGCAACCTTCGACCAGGAACCGGCATCTGCCGACTTTTCCATAATGAAACCATCAGCCAGATTGGATGCTGTCGCTGAAAAGACGACGTAGAGCTTGTCATTCAGAATGGCCATCCCCCCTGGCAGTTGTGGCACAGCAGCTGGACTGTCATTCGCATCGACATCACGGTCAGTGGTCCATGAGGAGGCGTCCCACTTGATGATATGAACTAGGTCTACCTGAGCCGAATCGTCCACATCGGAGAAGTAGTCTACACCATATAACTTGTCATTGTAGACGGTCAGCGAGGCAATATGAGCTTCACCGAGCACACCCCCAGCAGATGTAAATGATGTCGTCCACGCCCCAGTTGAGGCCGTTCGCCGTGACACCCTCGCATTGGTAGATGCTGATGAGCGAAGTCCGGCGTAGAGATCCCCTTGATAGATGGCTAGGGAGCAGGGGTTCCCACTCAGATTTGAGACATCAACCGTCCAGGTTGTGTCCAGTTCTGGGATACAGCTGACCACCTCACCAATACCATCAGTGGTGCCACCACTATTCAAACCAACCCAGAGGCGGTTCTGGTAATAGGCGAGGCAGGATGGATAGCCGTTGTCGACCTCATTCGTGCCGTCCCCGAAGGCAGAGGCAATTTGTGAAATGATGCCAGTTTCTAGGTTAAGAGACAGTACCCGTCCAGCATAACTTGGTCCTGAATCCGATGTTGGGTCGTGGACGGCAAAGTAGATTGTGCCATTGGCGACGAGGAAGTCGGTAATGACGTAGGCTGGAGTACTTGCCGTCGCTGAAGGCCCGAAAGGAACCTCGTAGATTTCCGTCCCAATCGTGCCATCCCATATATTGATGACGGGTTTATCGGTGTTTTGGGTGTAGTCAAAACCAGCATAGACCAAGTAATTGCGAAATGCTGCAATACGACGGGCTACGAATTCCCCATCGAGGGTTGCGTGGAAATCAAGGTTCGTTGGGTCAAGTGGGGTAGCCGTATCGGTCCATGTAGCCCCATCTGTGGATGTCATGAAGGAATTGGTATCTTCATCCCCACGAGCTGCATAGAGGGTGCGGGTATAGGTTGTTTTGAGGTTCAGCCCTAACATTCCGGTCACGGAGCCGCTGAGGGCTGACGAGTTGAGTTTCGCCAGCCCTCCACGTTTACTGAGCGCACCTGTACCTCCAGCGACACCATCCCGTGTATATTCCGCGTTCTGGAGTTGTGTCGCTTCGTTGTCCGCTAGTTGGAGAGGGCTCTTGACGAGGTTGACTCCTCCACCACCGACATCGTAGAGATTCAGTTTGCCAGCCACTCAGGTGCCTTTACGAGACGTTAGACAGTGATTTCGGTAACGCGCAAGTTTGCTGTACCAGTGGACTTGATACCACTGATCACACCTGTATAGGTATTCACCTCACTCACAAAGGTCGAATTCGCTCCCAGTTCAATTGAGAATGCCGTAGTCGTCGCTGTCGCAGCAAAGGCCAAGAATACCTTTGAGGACGAATCGTTGTGAATGATGCATTGTCTACGGTCTGCATTAGCTGCCAGTACAACACCTGTAACCGAGGTAACAGCAACAGTAGTAATTGCTGCATTTGCAGGTGCGGCAGGGAATGTAACTGTTGTCGTGAAGTCGGTGATTTGAACACCATCAGCATCAACAATCGCTACATCGAGGGCGAGTTCCTCATTTGTTAGCTCGCGGAGATGTGCTGCAAGAAGTGCCATTATGTATTTATCCTGTAAGTGACTGTGGCAAGATAGATTGATTGCTCACTATACTTGTCAACAGTCTGAAGTTGGAACGTGAGGTCAAGAACATGCCGAGGATCGAGCGTATCTAAGAAGACGTTGATCTCGTTCTCGAGGCTAATTCTCAAGCCGTAGCCATTTCCAGTGATAAACGGAGGAGACTCGAAGGTGCGGACAGCAATCTTGCCCAACATGGCATGGGCTTACGTTATGACCAGTACGGATCAAAGAGACCATCTACAACAGTGGGTTCATGGTATTGACGCAGTCCAAGACTTTGGAGGAGGTGTTGCTTTTCAGTCGCATAGATCGCGAGCCAGGCTGGATCAGGGGATCGATCTTCACGTTCCTTTGCTCGGGCGAAGGCAACCATCCAGGCAATGATGGCATTATCCGATTCGCCAGGGATTGGATTTGATTGCGCTGCTGTCCGGAGGGCCAGCGTTGGAACATACGCAAATCGCAGCGTCACGGCTGACGTAACCTTGGGGGCTACATAGATTACTGTCGTTGTGGCTCCACTATCATCAGTTGGGGCTCCAGCACCCGTGATGGAGTAGTAAATAACCCCATTCTGAGGATCGATATTTGCGGACGACCGAGAACCAGAAAACCGTGCATGGTTATAGTCAAGCGGTTGAAAGTGGAGGTTTCGATTGGAACTGGTTGAAGAGACATCCCTGGGCTCAATGAGATAGACCTTATGTACATTGGTCGGCACACCAGTAAGGGTAGCGGTATCAGCAGCCAGAGACACATTTGTCACATCATTGGTCAGGAAGTGTTCCTGCTTCAGGTCAACGATATCTCGCCACAAGTCTCGATAGCCTTGGTTGGCAATATCGACCAGCTCAGCAGATGACCAGAATGAGGCCGTCGATTCATTCAGGTGCAATCGTGCAGAAGTTTCAAGAGTGCTTAGCAGTGTTGACATTATCGAGGATTACTTTCGGATTGTGTGATGTGTGCGTCAGCAATGTATTGCCGCACATCTTCTTGCTTCACCACATCAAGTGATCGGTAGGACTCGACCAAGGCGACATTGTCTTCCTCGTCCGCATCACGCGCACGTGATACCAAGAATGGGGACACCAGTGCCAAGAGTACGCCCTCGGGGGTAAGATCCCGCTCACGGGGCACACTCGTATCCGCATTCACCCGCGCGACATGTCGCAGAAGCTGCAAATTCAGCCGATCCGGAAGCGTAATCGTATAGTTAGTCATTGGCTTATAATGCTTGCACAGTCCAAGGAATCTTAGACGTAACGCCCGTGATCCCGTCGAGTGCTTGATTCCGTGCTGTAGTTGAAAAAGCCATGTCTACTCCTTGTTATTCGCTAAGCTGTCTTGCGGCTGCCGTCCCAAATTAGTCAATTGTAAAACTCATATTTCCTTGGAGAGCAAACCCATTCGTCACGAGCGTGAGATTTGTGCCGGCTATTAGCCCGAACTGGGCTGCGGTTGTTGATGCTGCACCATAAATGATGCCTAGTGCAGCGACCCAAGCTCCATTATCGAACAATCGACCATAAATGTACACTTCCAGGAGACTAGATGGAATCGTGAATCCGTTTGGTAGGGCAAAATACACAGCACTACTCACCGTGCCACCAAGCGTAGAAGCAGAGACATTGAGAATGATCTTGAGAATCGTGCCAAACTGAGTATATGTCTCCGAGAGTACATCTCCCGAGTCCACAGTCCATGTCATCGATCCCCCGCCCGTGAAGTTCCCAGCACTGAACGCAATTGGGATTGGCGTTCCAACGTCAACTCCAACGACGCGCCAGCGATTATCAGTGGTGTTGTAGGCCAGCGTAATGACACCACCGACACCAACGATCTGTCCTCGTGTGCTTGGAGACAGAATGCGATGGACATCCGTTGAGCCGGTGTCAGCATAAGCAACACGTACGGTGGACGTGCCGGCATTGATAACGATCACTTGATCACCATCAAGGGGAGTAGCAGTCCCTACCTGAAATCCCGTGATAATGAGAGCACTCGCCCCCGAACAGCGCAAGATGGTCCGGCGAAAACTCAAATCAAAGTTGTTTTGTGTTCCTGTTGCTGAGGAGGCTTGGGTCTGGAATCCACCACCTGCTGCTACTTCCCATGCTGGGTCTGCGCCAACACCAGCATCTGTGAGCACGTAACCATCCGTATTTGGTGCAAGGATGGCCCAACCAGAGGCACCCCGGTAGGCGATTGAGCCCCTCGTCGTGCCAACCATATCAAGGACAGCACTGGTCGTTAGTTCCTCAATAATACCTGCCCCAGCGGTGTCGCGACCAAGGATGCGATCAGATACGGCGACATCCTGGATTTTGGCGTAGGTAACAGCGTCATCGGCGATACCAGCGGTGGCAATGGTCCCAAAGCCCAACGTGCTGCCAGATTCACGCAATACGGCAGCAGATGCAGCGGTCGTGGTGATGTCTGCTGGGTCACCTGAGCTATTCGCTGAGCGTCCTATGACCGATAACGCACCAGAATCTCTAATATCCGTGTTGGTAACGGCATTGTCGGCAATCGCTGTAGTGCCGCTGCCTGCCGCAGCAGTCACATCACCCGTAAGGGCTGAGCGCTGAATTCCACCTAATCCAGTGAATTCGATTCCACCCCCTACTGTTAACTCCTCTGGATTACCAGTTAATGCCGTGTCTCTACCAAGAAGGCGGTCAGTAGCAATTTCTTGGAGTTTAGCGAAGGTAACTGCGTCATCGGCAATCCCTACTGTAGCGACTGTCCCAAAACCAAGGGTACTTCCGGATTCGCGAAGGACTGCCCCAGATGTAGCAGAAGCCGCAATATCAGCAGGATCCCCACTACTATTTGCGGAGCGTCCTATAACTGATAGTGCCCCAGAGTCCCGCAGATCAGTATCTGTGACTGCATTATCTGCAATAGCAGTTGTCCCACTGCCTGCTGCCGCAGTGACATCTCCAGTGAGAGCAGATCGTTGAACTCCTCCTGAACCGGTAAACTCAATCCCACCACCAACCGTTAGCTCTTCTGGATTACCTGTCAGAGCCGTATCACGTCCGATGAGCCGATCGGTTGCGATATCTTGCAACTTTGCAAATGTAACTGCATCGTCTGCAATACCAGCTGTAGCTACAGTGCCAAAGCCTATCGTGCTGCCTGATTCACGCAGGACTGCTGCTGAAGCTGCCACAGCTGCAATGTCTGCTATGTCTCCAGATGAATTCGCGGATCGGCCTATGACAGTAAGTGCCCCGCCGTCACGAATATCATCGTTCTGGATCTCACCCCTAGTAATGACCTGATTAGTAAGTGTAATGTAGTCAGGTGTTCCAGCAAGGGTAACATCCCCACTGTTTGTTCCTGCAAGCGTGCCAGATGCACCATCAGCAATGGTAATCCCAGAGCCTTGGATGCTGGCTGCCTGAGTCCCATCCCAACGAACAATTTCATTATCAACTGAGGAATCAGATGCTCCAGTAATATCACCAGTTCCAGTTCCGCCGCTGATTTCGAGATTACCCTGCATTAGTCTCTAGCCAACCAGTTGACTGTGCCAGTTAAAGAGGCCATTTTTGCGTAGATGAGCTGAAGAGATATAATAGGAACTGTAATAGCCTGCCCAGGCGTCAAGGCCACATACTGTGCCGTTGCATCCCCTACGACGACATTCGTAGTATTTGCAGCATCCGCCTGAATAAGGACTTCACGGATTGCATGACTCG